ACTTCGACAACAGGGCACCAGGTTGGCAAGATCATTTCCGCCTCCCCGGTCTTTCGATATCAGATGGTCCACACAGAAGAAATCTCGCATGGGACCCGGACAATCTATTGCAGATTGAGGCGTCGTTTGTTTACCACAATACCAGCACCTACCATTTGTTTTTGCCCATACTTGTATCTTCGTCGCCATGCTCTTTGCTCCTTTTCTGTGTCACACCTCCCGTTCGAGGGCCTGGAGGGAAGGAGGTGTGACGGAGGACCCTCCAGGCCCCTCGGCCCGCCCACAGTTTGCCTATGAGCAGGCCGAGAAATCCCTACGAGTACAAAGCGTTTGAAAGATCCTTTCTCAAACGGATAGCTCGTTGGCCGATCGCCTGCTTCGTAATCCCGGCCGATTCGCCAATCTCTTTCAGGGTTGCGCCCCTTGACAATCGCCAGAGAACAACGAGATCGAACGGATCCTGCTTGCTCAGCCATCGATCGAAATGGATTAGGCACAACACTGCATCTTCAACGTTGCTCACATTTCACCTCTCTGCGGACCGTTCGGGAGGGGCGGTGTTAGGAGTATGAGACGCACGCCAGACGTCTCAGCAATCACCACCACTCCCGATCGGTCCACAAAACAAAAGCCCCAGGGCTGGAGTGCCATCCTGGGGCGGGTACCAAATCTCTTGCGGTTAGGTTGTTGTAGGTTCTTTTTACAGCTCCTAGTCTACCACAAAATCACATTACTGTCAAGTTTTGGCCTACGTCAAACAGAAAATGAGGCTAGAATCTGTGATTATCCGGCGCTGGATAAGTCTTGTTTGACATAAGCCGGACAAATTTGTCAAGAGGTCCTCGTCTACGACCTTCTTGAGGACATCAGGGAGCAGGGCACGGTTGGCTGGATCTGTTCCTAGGCCTATCTTGGCCTGCGCTAGATCGCGGGAAGAAATGCTTCCGCGGAAGCATTTTGTGGACTTGTCTTGTCCTATTTCAAGTAGGGCAAGCATATGGCTAACCCACTGGTGCATGTGCCCGAAGAATGCCCCCACCTTCTCCTGTGTCCAGTCGTTGTCGGTCATTTTTCTAAAACTGTCCATTAGGCTAATGGACAGTTTTAGAAAGCGAATTCAAAGAACGCATAGCATCGGCCCTTTTCCCCCTGGCGGTGCCGGTCTGCCCGCCGGCGATTAGCCGTATTGCATGGGACCGGCCAAAGTCTGTGAGGACGAGGTATTTCGTCCGCTCTCCACACGGATCCCGCAAGCGCATAACCAGCCCCCGCATCTCCAACGAACATGCGGCCCGAAGAGCTGTCCGAGGCTCGGAGCCCCAGAAGTGGGACCTCTTATTGAACAGCGGTCCGCCACCAAAGACACTACATCTCTGTCGCCAGAGGATCGCTGGGCCGTGTTCGGTATCGACAGCCCCCGGAGCATCGTGGAAGGAACTGGCCCCTTGACGCCAAGCATCGTCATCGATGATAGTCTCAAACGCCTGAACGAGAATCGCCTTCTGAACTCGACTGAGTTTCGCTAATGGATTTCGCATGTACGCCTCCGATTCATCTACATCTTAGCACACCTCTTTGATTATGTCAAATTTGTCAAAACTCCCCAGGTTCAAATGTGGGATACTTGACGGGGGTAAAGCTCCAAGAGTCACTATTACGCATTTATGTGATTTCCGTCACACCCGATTATGAGGCTGCTGCTTGACATCAGGCTATGCGAAACCGACAGGTCACACGCTAGCGTGTATATCTTGACAGGCCCGTTTTGACATGGTTAGGTTCAGGGTAGCTAAGCTCCAGACGAATTTCTAATACTTCCCGGCGTCGGCTATACGCTATCTGCCTAATACCCCCACCCGTCCAACCACGCTCGGATGGCCCCGCTGCGGCTTACAAGGTCCGTTCGTCCCATGGACTCGACGGCGATGACGGCGAGCACTATGGCTGGGTCAACTTCCGGCTCCGCTCGATATACGAGACGGACAAACGGCAGTACCTGGGCGACGACCCAACCCTGAACGGGGGCTCCGGCTATCACAAAAAGTGATAACCCTATCACCAAAAGAGATCGCCTGACGCGATCCCACAAGCATTTCGTTTGGGGGTCCCTCACCTAGAATAGCCCTACAATCCAGGTAAGAACGCTTGGAGTCTGTTCCAGGACCGTGTGGATTGTATAGAGGCCCAGGAGGAGGACCACCCAGCTCGCCTTTTTCCCCATGATGCTCCAAAGGTGGGGCGATTTCTGGTGATTCGAGACCAGGCTAGTTAGATCGGCCATCGTTTTGGTAAGGTCCGAAATGGCTTTCAGGTTTGCAGCAATGCCGACATTAGCCTGCTCAGTGTAGGCTTCGATGGTGGTTACACGATTCATTAGCCCCTTCTGGCCGTTTCCAAGGAGCATCGTTTCCAATCGCTCAACCGCATTCAAAACGAGGTCGGTCTTCTGTGAAGTTGGTGTCATGGTATGTCCTCAGCGTATCCAGATGACCTGATTGCCACCACGGGCTGGGGCGAGTAGCCAAACTCGGGTAGCCCAATAACGCAGGTTGGTGGGGTCCCAGGCCCAGTTGAAGGCGTCGGTCCCACCCGTAACCGCGTCGTGGGCTAGGGCGGCATTCACAATCCCATCTTGCGACGTAGCACCTACCTGAACTTTGGTTTGCCCACTCTGGGCTGTGTTGGTGTTGTCCGTGACCTCGCCAACCGAAAAGAGTTCCATTGCATAATGGTCTGCGCTCACTGTCACCACGTTCTGACCCTGCGGCGGAGAGCTACGCCCGCCCGCCGTGTAGGTCACCGAATATACGGGACCGTTCTGCCGGACATTCCTAAAGGTCATTGTCCAGAACAGAGGGTAGCGGGCACCTTCCCACTGAAACACCACATTGGCAGCGACTGTTCCCGGATTCACTACATACCATACACTCGTAGCACCGATACCTCCGCCGTTCCCCTGGTTCAACTCATAGTTGGTCATCGCCACACCATTGTAAGTGGAGAGGGTGGGGGTTAGGGCGGAGCCTGCGGTCAAAATCACGAACATGATCGTGGACCCGGCTCCCGGCGTGAAGGCGTAGGTGGCATTCGTGCCGGGATCGGCCCCCCGATTATTGACCTGAGAGTTGATATAGGAGATCGGACTTGTCATTACGAACTCCGGTTCAACACAAAGTTCACGGTCGCCTTCGTAATCAAATCACAATCATCCACGTTGAATAGAAGAAGCGATCCAGCGGCCAGCCCCGTCGTCCAAGATGACAGCGCATTGCTAGCATATTGCCCTGTAGTTGTGGAGGCAATAAGGGAGTTGTCCGACGTGCAAATCTCGTTGGAGGCGACGGGCGGGAAATCGCTGGCGGACGCAATGTACCACGGATGAATGGCTATCCGACAGTCAGATGCATACCCCCCGTCAAGGAAGATGAAGGCGTCGGAAATGTTACATTTGACGGGAATGGGAACGGTCATGATCGTCCCCGTAGTAATGACGGCCCCCGCCCCATCAAACACCACAGCAAAGGCAATGGTCGTTAGAGCATCAAAGTTGTCCCCAATGCCATTCCAATCATCGGCAGTGGCCATATATCCCGTCGCTCGGGTGGGCATCGTATCGTAAGCCATGTTATGCTCCTCTAGACTTCTTTTTCTTCAGTAGGGCCACCAAGTCATCCTCTGGTGATCCCATTTTAGGAATGCGGTTCTTGATTTTCTTTGGGGGCTTCTTGAGAAACTTGCCCAGAAGAATTGGCGTAAAAGACGGAGATAAACGATCGGACAGGTGTTTGGACATTAGAGTGCCAACCTTGTCGTCTGACCCAGCTCTGAATAGCCGGGGATACCCAGCCGCCAGGCGATGGCCGACCCTTCCGTCTGTTTGACATACAAGGAAACCTCCAGGGTGTCCTTGTCCCGTGCCAGGCAGGCCAGCCCATTCACAAAGAAGGACTCGTTGACCCCAGTTTGGGCCTCCGCCAGGGTAATCAGGTCTCCGGGCTCCAGGGCAAGGGCCTGCTTGAACACGGTGCTGTTGGGATCAGCTATGAACTTCAGAACCTCAATACGGGTATCAGGAGCACTGACCCGAGAGATGAGCCAATCCGCAAACAGGGTGGCGAAGGCCGGATCGGATTCATAGGCCATATCCCAGTCCAGGACGTTGAGCCCGTAGGTCCTACGAGAATCTGCGTCTGCCGAGATGCTATCCACGGGCTGGTATCTCTTTATGCGCTTCCCCTTCAGTTGGAACTTCGTGATATAACATTTAGCCGTCGTCGGATTGTGAAAAGTGGCCCCAGTACCGCTGGCCCCGATTGTCAGATCCAGTACCACCTTGTCGCCCGCCGAGCCCATGTCGTATATATTGAGGATGTCGGATGCGGGCAATACGACGTTCCAAAGTACCACGTGACCCATCTCGTGGTTTGCAGGACCCAGAGTTACCTCAAACGGATTGGGGACGGATGTAGGCCAGTCGCAAATGTCGCTGACCGTCGTAATGTTGGTCCCATTCAGGTAGTAATGAACCTGGTTATCCGTGCTGCCCCACGTAACCGCCACATTCTGAAGGTTGGTGCTGAAGAAGTCTGTAGCCGTAATGGTCCCCGTGTTGCTGGATGTGCCATAGGAAATCACCAAGGCGTCCGGCTTGGCATTGTCGGCGGCGGGGATGTAGACATCCAGCGCGTAAATACCGTCCGAGCCGTACTCCGCCTTGACGTGGAAGAGGTTGTAGGGATAGGGTTCGACATTGTAGCGATCGGAACTGATGGGCTTCACCCACAGGGAGAGAGTTCCTTCCGCCCCACTGAAATCAGTCGTAAGTGGATTAGTCATGTCCCATCACCGTGTAGATTTGATGCCCGTAGATATTTTCGTTGGGGGCTTCAGATACGTCTTCTCGCTCCCGATAAACGTACTTACGCCCGTGACCCCCAATGACCCAGAAGCCCGCGGCGCATTGCTCTGTGCGGCATCACCCGCAGGCTGAAGCTCGTCTCGCAGAGCGATCGTCTCCGTATTCAAAAGCGTCCAGTAGCCAATAAGGTTGTCCGATGATGTAACCAGAATAGTCTCCCGGACATCTTCAGTCACATCCGACCCGCCGGCTGTGCCGGTATGAACCTCGTAATCGACATTGCGAACCGGAGCCTTGACATCAATGGCCCCAATCACCTCATAGGCCAGGTCTACGTCTAGGTATTCGGCATACATGTAGAAGGTCCCGTTAGGGGGTATCTCGGGAATGCTGTCCGTATCCAAGGCGTAGATGACCTCATCCGCCGCATCAATCGATTGAGGATGGGCCGTAATGCGAACGAGGTTATATATCTTCGGCAAGGATTGGACGACCGATAGTTTGGTCATGTAGTCGCTGGAATTCGTGTCACTCAAGGACATTACCGCACTTGGTAGAACTTGGCGGGCAGTGCGGTCATCGAATACGAAGGTCTCCCCTCGATCCCCATCAGAGGTCGCCCCGCCTCGGGTGTAGATATATCCAGGCTCCGAGCGGGCAATTCGATTGAGTTCCCCCATCATCAAGGTTCCGGCATTAGACTCATCCACAGAGTAAACGAAGGAGTTGGCTCCCACATCAATCTCGTTATCCTGTGGCCAAATGTCGGAGTAATCCAGAATGGCTCGGATGACCGTGCCCGAGAGCTGTTCGTTCTGTACTGGCACAGGTCCGATGGGGTATTGGCCCGCCTTGCCCATCCAGTCGTGGGCCGATATCTCGACCGTCTTAGGTCCTGCAATGTCTGGATTGGGTTGGATATTGGTCAAATCACCAACGAACTTGGTGAACTCATCGGCATTCGACGTGTTGACCCCATCCTCTAGGGTGATGGCGGTGGATGCCACTGTGGCCCCCAACTGCCAGTAAAAATCTGGGGGTCCGCTGGATAGGGTGTACAGCACGTCCTTCTGGAACTCGTTGCGGGTTGTGATGGCAGCTACTTCCTCGGCGGTTAGAGCCCTGTTGAAGATCCCCAGGTGTCCAAGGGAGCCAAGGAAGCAGGGGACCGCTTGGCTGTAGCAAGTCAGGATCTCCTGGTCAAAGTCGGTGCCCGAATAGTTCGGACAAGAAGAGTTACCCAACAACGCCCCGTCTAGATAGACTGAGATGCTGGTCCCCGGATCGACCGACACCACGACATGGAACCAGTCGGTGCTGGTGCCGACGGGGAACTTGGTCAGGAGCGTATCGGTCCCAACCGTAACGGCAGCCTCGATGGATCGGATTGTGTCGGTACTGTGGGCCGAGAGATTGACCCGGAGTTCGTCGGTGCCGTAGAACGAATCGAAGTCGAACAGTTCGACATAGGTCGTGTCGGAGGATACACCCCCATCTGTACCAAATACCCAGGTCTCATTGTCGGCCACCTGGAACCACAGATTGAGCGAGAAGTCCCCGCCCTTGTAGATAGCCGTGTTGGAGGTGCCCCCATCCGAGGTATACCGATAGTAGATACCGGAAGGGGTGCGATCCGTCGAGAGGGGATGGTAGAGCCCGTCTGCCAGACTGAAGTTCGTGTATCCGATAAAGGATGCATCGGTGTCCTGGTAGTAGCCAAGAATCATCCCATCAGCGTAATTGTCTGAGCCGTAGTCTGTGCCGTCGGATGACCACCCAGCATCGGTGCTCCAACTCCAATCAAACCCGTCACTATCGAGAACGTCGGATGTGGCGCTGTAGTCCGTTGCGTACTGCTTCCCGTCCGAAAGATAGGAGTTGTCGGTGGCATAGGTCCACGTGAACCCGTCACTATCATACCCGTCGTCCGTACAATAGGTAGCGACGAGACGCCCTAGATCGGTATTGTATCCAGCGTCGCTAGCGTAGGTCCAGGTGAACCCATCAGAATCGAAACCAGAGTTGGTGCAGTAGGTTGCAGGGCTGACACTGACCCCATCGCTATCAAACCCATTATCTGTGGCATATAATGTATAGGACGTGGAAAAGTAGTCGTCAGTGGCATATATGAAACCGTCGCTATTGTATCCGGCGTCTGTGGCCACAGCAAACAAGTCCAGAATATTGGACGAGGTTACATCAGAGCCGTAACGGATACCGCCACCAACATTCGTAGCCAGACCAAAGTTGGATGCATAGAGCAAGGTGATATCTGTCGATTCGAGAACGTCCACAAAGTCGGTAGCATCGTTGTCGCCCCCCCATATCTTATCTATGTTGGATGACACACCCACATTGGACGCGGTGATGCCATCGGTAGCAAAGTCGGAAGCCAATTCAAATGCATTGGTGGTGGTAAGATACTTGTAACCCTCGACTTTGAAGAAGTAATCCTTCCCCCCACTCTCCGTCGATGTGGTTCTGGTAGCAGCATTTAGAAACGCAATGCCTGGGTAAGCGTTTGTGCCCGTCCCTTGAATGTTGATTCCATCAGTCCCCGGAGCATTGACATACATCTCCCAGATATAAGGCACGTTAGATGTAAGAGAGATTTGGTTGGCCCCAGTGAAGCCGAAGGTCCAGTAAGAGAAGTTAGTCGTTAGTGTATCCGTACCAAGAACATTTACTGAGACAGCTAGCTGTGCTCCTCGGGATGAGTCGGTTGCTCCATAGGTTCCGCTATGAGCATAAACAAAGATGTTATAAGTCCCCGCCTCGCTCACGGTCGTAGGATACATAACACCCCACGCCGTAATTTGGCTTAGACGGTAGGTATCGGAGGCGTTGCGGAAGGATTCTCCGTAAAAAAGAGCACTTGTCGGCGTGTCTCCAAAGAGAACGTCTGTGGCGACCCCCGCCAACTGAGTGTAAACCGTCAGGTCTGTTGACCAGGTTTCGCTGGCCCACCCGCATGCCGCAGGTAGGTCAGAGGAGTTGGTCCAAATAGTATCGGAGGCCGCCACGAGGTCAGTAGCCACATCATAGTCAGGAACATCAGATGCCTGTGCCCCATAATCGGATGCATAGATGTTGCTCGCCCAGCCAAGATGCGCGGGCAGGTCGCTGGATACCGCCCAGTAGTCGGAGGTTTGGAAAACGTAATAGGTCTCCCAGACGACATCAAAGTAGTCAACGAAGTTCGATGAGTTGTACCAATCTGAACCCATCCCTAGCGCGTTTGTTGATTCGATCTCATCCGAATCAACGCTCCATAGGTCCGTGGCGTGCCGATCAAGATCGTCACCATAACCGTAATCAGTAGCCCAGACTAGACCATCACTTCCATAACCAGAATCCGTACCCGACAAAAACACTTCGCCGGATGTATTGGTTGTAAATCCACCGTCGGTCGCGATTGCATTGCTGTTCCAGTCGGATGTTCCCTGTCCATTACTATCAAAGAAACCCCCACCATAGAAATCTGTCGCAAAGACTATATACTCATTCACCTCCCATACCCCGTCACTGTCATATCCGTCGTCTGTCGCGTAGGTCCAGGTGAAACCGTTGCTGTCAAAGCCGCTATCCGTACAATAGGTCGCAGCGTCCGATGAGCGCCAGCCGTTATCAGACGTGTATCCATTATCCGTCGCATAGGTCCACGTAAAGCCATTCGAATCGTAGCCATCGTCACTACAATAGGTCGCCGGGTCTGACGATCTCCAGTTATTGTCGGACGTATAGCCATTGTTCGTCGCCCAAATGAAACCATTGGAATCATAGCCGAGGTCGGTAGCGTAGACATCGTGCGCCCTGAAGAGGTCGCTGTCATAACCAAAGTTTGTGGCGTAGGCCGTCACATCCGAGCCATAGGTCTCCTGGAGCGACACCCACAGGATCTCGTAATTGCTATCGAGCAGGTCGCCCTCATAAGCGATCTTGATGCGGTTCGACATGCCAAACCCGGCCCTACAGGAGGCATTGTCGGGGGAATACTGGCCCGTCCGATTGTTTAGGACCAAGGAGAGTACCCCACTCCCCGCAATGCGCTCATCAACATCATTGGACAGGATGCCGTAGTTCCATCGGATGCCGGGGCGCGCCAAAACGTCGCTGGTGATGTCTACCCATCCAGGGGTTCCGTCCGTCGTCAAATCAAGGTAGACGTGCGGAAGGTACATTACCGCCTCTTAGCCATAACGTCTCGGAGAGCCGTCGGGAGGCTACGAACTAGCCAGTGGATATCGTCTCGGATCGCTCGCATGTCCTCCCCGGACCCGCCCCCACCTGCGCCTGCCGAATACCCAACGCCGGGGATAGACCCCGCCATAGCTGCCTGTGGTAGGCCAGACGACCCAGAGATGCCCTGAGCCATGCCCAGCATCATGTTCCGCCCAATCTCGGAAAAGAGTGTCGACGGAGAGTGGATACCCAGAACGGTCTTGGCTGCCCACCATGCGCCGGAGGCGGCTGCCACCACGACGTCAATCAAATCCTGCGCATGAGCTTGGACCCCCGAGATGATTCCCTGGATAATCCCCCAACCCACCTGGAACCAGTCCGTCGCAACAATTGCCTCTGCGATCTCCACCATCCATTCCCTGAACATACGGTATATGCCTTCAAAGATTGTGCGCAAGTCATCGGGCAGGTGTTGAAGGTTTGTTATGAAGGCATCCCGAAATCCCCCGATGTTGAATGCCAGGGCTATAATGAGTCCAAGCAAGGCCGCCAGAGGAAGGGCCAAGATGAACACGGGGACAGCAAGAGCGCCGAGGGCTACCGCAATTGATGAAATCACGAAGGCAGCCCCGATAAGGCCCGCTACTATCAATAGGCCGACACCAAGTCCCTTCAAAAACCCGAGAACTAGTTGACCTCGCTCACTTCTTGCCCAGTCCCCAAATCGTTCTAGGGTATTCAAGAAATTCTCAACAGTCGTTCGCATCTCGGGGCCAAGAGATTTGAGAATTTGGGCACGAACGGTCTCCCAGTCGCCGCCCAACATGGCCCGCACAATCACCACAAACCTGCCGGCATTTCTCTCCAGCCACGTTCCCAAATTGGAGAAGAACTCCTCTAAGGCTGGGGCATTCTCCTGGATGATTCGGGTAAAGCCCTCCATCACCGTCGATAAGGCGGGCATGAACGCATTGGCGATAACCATCCGAACGCCTAGAAATGAATCGTGCAGATTGTCCAGCGCTCCGTAGTATCGAAGGACAGCAGCCCGGTTCTCGTCAGTAACGATCAGCCCCCGATCCAGGCCCCGCACATAGGCCGCCAAGCCTTCCTCTCCCAGGTCCATGATACGAGCCATGTCGGTCCCCGAGCGTCCGAAGTTCTCCATCAAGAAGGTCGCCCGTTCAGTCGGATCGGTGAGAAGAGCGTATCGCCTGGCAAGTAGTTGAAGTCCCTCGACGGTAGGAGCAATCCCCCGCCGAGCCATAGTACGAAGAGCCATCGTTAGGCCATTGGCCTCGATGCGATTGTCGTCCGCCAGGTTATAGAGAATACTGGCCTCTTCGGACGTGATGCTAAACGCCTGGGCCAAGTCGTTGATCGCCAGGGTGTAATCAACCGTCTGTCGAATTGATTCGCCTATTTGCCGTGCCAGCAAAACGCCTAATGCAACGGTTGCAGCCGTTATGGCTACCCCCAAAGCAAGAGCCCCCATCCGTAGGCTGCGAAACATGCCGGATAGGTTATCCTGGCCCTCGAATATGACTCGAACCCTCTCATCAACCATGTCGCCTCACTCCTGCATCCTTCTTGGCCTTATCCGCCAGACGCTTGCTCTCTTGGCCCTCGGCGGCTTTGAACTCCGACCATCGCTTCAGCCAAAGGGACGTACATTCTTCCTCGATAATCCAGGGCGGAACTGCATAGTCCTTCGCCATCAGATGGATAAGAACCCAATCCGGCACCCCATCGTTGGGGCCGTCTGCTAGCCACCGCCGGATGCGGCTTATGGTAAAGGGTCGGGTGTCGGCACCCCAGAAACCGACCCCAGCGCCGCACCAAGCTCTTTGGCTGACAGACTATCTAGAAGTTGTCGGGCCTTCCGTCGATCCTTCGGCTCCGAAACCATCGTCAGTAGGAACTCAACGGCCGTATCGATTTCATCCGGCGAGTGCTTGGCAGGGTCCGACATAACAGCAGAGAACACGGACAACTTCTTGATGAAGCCAAAGAAGCCTGGCGTGTTCTCGTCGGGGAGCTTGATAACTAGTTGCTTGTCCATGTTCATTCTCCAAGGTTGTGCGTTGGAAGGATGCGCACCCCCCTTAGAATTACGGCGTCACAGCCCCATTCGTTACAGCAACCTTGAGCCAGTTCGCCATCGTCGAATTGTAGGAACCCTGTAGGTTCAACTCCAACGAGACGATCCCATCCTGGTCTGTGAAGAGGGTTGGAGATTCCAACAGCGCGCCGGCAAAGTCGACTTGGAACAGCTTCAACGTTCCAGCAGTCCCGGTCGTAGCCTTGAGCCGGATGACTTTCTTCACCTTGGTCCCGCTGGTGATGATGCTGGACATGAACCCTTGAGCCTCAGAGCCTAGTTGCAGAGTCAGGGCCAGTTTGCCTTCCCACCCAGCGTCCTTGTAGCTGCCCGGATTGAGGTCTCCCAGATGGAACTCCGGCTCGCGGTGAGTATCGACATCGAGGCTAAACTTGAAGGCGATGTCCGACATTAGCGTAGTCCCAACGGCATCCGTATCGTTGTTGATATAAACTGACCAGTGATCGCCCATGACCGGAACTACGGTACGATCAGCTTCTAGAGCGTCCGTTGATGCAGCTATGACTTTCTGACCTGCCAGATCCACCCGGATTTCGCTTGGCGCTCCTCGCTCCGCCGTGATGGACCAGGACTTGACGAAGCCGCCTACCATACGCCAGAAGTCAGAGCTGGCCGAGCCCGCATCCTGAAACTGGAGGTTATAAGTGGGGACAGCGGCCGCATCGGTCGCAAAGGCCGTCACGGGAGCCGCATAAGCTCGCAAGAAGCAGGAGTCTGAGTTGGTCGTAAAACCCCCAACGTCGGTCGCCTCCAGCTTGCCAAAGGTTCCATTCATCCAGAAGCAGACGTCCTCGTAGGTCAGAAGCTGCGTGATGGAGCCTTCGGCGAACTCGCGGGTTCGCACTAGGAGGTCGCCAGGGCTGTAGCGCCCATCCAGCACATCGGGCGCTTCGGTCTCCATCTTAGGTACGATTTCCATTTCCTTGACGCCCATGAGCTTGGCCGACATCACATAGTCGGAGCCATACACGGTCTCCGTGGCGATGCGACCGATGAGCAAATCTCGTAAATATGCCATGTGTGGCCTCCCTTATGCAATCACTTCGTCTACCGTGAGGATGACATCCACCCCGGCGACACTTAGGTTCCCTCCCGCAGGGAAGGTGAAAATCTGTGGGACAAACCGGATACTGGTAACGTGCGACTGAGCCGTTAGCGACCTCTTCAGCCGCATCTGATTGATGTAGCTTGCAGCATACAAAGTCAGTTCATCAGCAAACTCTTGCCACCCCATCCCCATCGTGGCGACGCGATAGTACAGCCGGTCTACGATCTTCCATGTTACGATAATCGTAGTTCCCAGAGATACAAAGGCCATCTCTGAGCCGGACTCGTTCGCAAACGCCTGCAACTTGCGCAAGGGCAAATCGTCCGCCTGGAGACTGTCCTTGACCGCCCCGATGGCCTCAACGTGAACCGTAACGTCCGATGAGGGGGTCGGGGTGATGTCGGTGGCGAGGGCAGCATAAATGCTGGAAATTGCCGAAGTTCCCACTACGCCATCCTCACTCTCTTATAACGGTCCAGGATAGTTGTCACGTCCGCCGGCAGTCGAGTCGGCATGATAGTCATCCCGTCCCCCGTTAGAAGAGGTCGATCCAGGTCGGCACCAGTTTGCCGTTGCTGATAGATGTAGTACGTGAGCCTTACGCAGGCATGTGCGATATCGGCGGGGGCCGTCTTGGAATAGGCCCAGTAGCCCTTGATCGAAATCGCATTCTCCCAGTCCCCATCGCTGGTCTCAAGATCCCAACTGTTGGTACTGTTATCCTTGAGCCTGATGCCATAGTAGGGCGTCTCATTCGTCGGTATGTAGACGAAGTTACTCGCCACGATGGCATCCGATCCAACTGTGATTGGGCTGGCGTCCGTGCCAACCCCGCAGAAGTCCTTGTCGAACATCAGGGTTACACCGTCATCCAGGACGCTATAGACATCGAGGTATCGGGTGCTGACCTCTGCGGATGTACATTCAAAGGTTCGGCCACAATACTGATCGATGATCGCCTCGGCCCGAGGGATGATGGTATTGAGGATAGGGGTAGCGTCCGTCGTCGTAAACTTTCCCCAGTCCAGAATGTCCGTAGCCGCACAGTAGGCCATAACCACTCTCCAAGGGCTGGGGGAGGAGCCCCAAGGCCCCTCCCCGTCCCGTTATTCAGTTATGCAGCGGTTACCGACACGCTATACAGCGGCAGCGACGCATGTTGCGGCCAAGGAATGGCGATGACCTGCGCATTCACGGACGCATCATTTGCGGCGATCCAAACGTGGAAGTATCCGGGCTGCGAAGACAAGCCCTTCAGATCCACGTCTACCCACAGCGAGCGGACCGCTCCACCTGCGAGGCCCAGAGCCGTGGTGAAGGTCAGAACGGCATTCGATGCGGACCAGATGTCCGTAGAGGTCGTTGCGTCTGAGCCTTCCCCAGTCGTGCTATAGGCCACACTGATGCTGATGTTGGTTCCTTCCCCGATGGTCGTAGAGTGCGTAGCGAGGAAGAGAACCCCAGCCATACCGTCGAACCGGATGTTGGCAAACGCGGAACTAGAGTCCGACGTAATGCCGTCTGAGGTCAGCCCTCCGGTCATGCAAATGGGAGCACCCATCAAGTCAACTAGACGACTCATGTTATCCTCCCCTTACGCAACCGTAGCGCCGACGCCGATGTTCCAGGCCTCTTCAACCGTCACCGTACCACTCTGGCGGAACGAGGTGAAGAAAGCGATCTCACCCGACCCTTGGTACAAGAAGGGATTTCGTGCGATGCTGATGCCCTTGCGCTCTACTAGCGTGTAGTAGAACGGGGAACCGATTGCAATGAACCCGACGTTGTTGGTGTTGGTCGTGAGGTCGTCCTGCGTGAACACGGGCTTGCCGAGAAGATTCACTTCCCCGAGCCGAGGATCGATGGTCAGAAGATCGGCACTGCCCCACTCCATGCCCTTTGTGGTGCGGACCGAGAGAATGTCAGCCAGCGTAGCCGAAGCCATCAGCCAGGCTGCATCTGCACGGTACCCCTGAGGCAGATCGAAGTAATGTCGCCAAAGGGCAGCACCACTCACGGTCATGAGCGGGGTTAGGTCAGAGTCCATCCCGGTATCGGTGTTGTACGTGAAGGCATCCGTATCCCCACTTTCAAAGATGCCCGAGTGCTGGTTCGTTCCGTTACCGACGGCGACGTAGTAGGCTTCCGTTGCCGCCATCGCCCGAGCCAAGCCCCGTCCGTAGTAGTCCAGGAGTCCGGCAACGTTGTCATCCAAGATTTCCTCGGAGAACCGCGTCACCTTTGTCCACTTCTGAACGGTCACCTGATTTTGGGCGAACACCGGATCGTTCGTGCTGTACGTACCGAGTTCGGCCGTCCGCGAGAACTTGGTAAGCGCCGTTGACTCTGCGGGCAGGTCCACGACCTTTAGGTCGGTCTGGAACACTCGCACACCCATCTTGCGGGGGAACGAGATTGCGTCCCGCTTTTCGATGATCGTGCTATCGATGTCATCGGGCACAAGGTACTCGCCGGCAGCGCCGGTTGCCGAAGACATGGCCTTGCGTGACTCTTCGTCTACGCCCTGGCCAACCTCGCCGTCCCCAACCTGCTCCAGGGACCGCTTGGCTGCGACTTCATCGCCCGACCGCATCCAGTAGGCAAAGGCTTCCATATCGCCACTCTTCCCACCAGATCCGGGCTTGGCAACCTTCATGTGCACGGGGGCTGCCTTCTCTTCGATCCAGGTCTTGGCTTTCTTCTCACCCTCGGCCAGGCCACGCTCGTATGCGACCTTTTCGAGGGCTTCTTTCTCAGCAGCCTTAGCTGCCTTCTCGGATTGCCGAACGTCAAAGGCTTCGAGAGCCTTCGCAACGGCAAGCTCAAGCTCATTAGGTTCCATGGTAGTGTCCTCCACTACTTTGGGCGCATCAGTCTGCGCGCCTCAACTATGTAAAACGGATCAATCGACACTCGTTCTTTGCCCGAGCCATCGTCTTTCGTCGCATTCGCCTTTACTCCGTCAGGAGCCTCTGCGAACGCCTCTGGAAATTCGATTCCCCGATGCGCGAACGCTGTCTTCAAGTGTGCAACGGCGTAATCGTTAGACGGTATACGCCTTCCCCCTGGGTCCGCATCCAACAGGCTCAACTCCCCCAAGGGCCATACCAGGATTTCCCCAGTCCTGCGTAGGATGCGGGTCAGATACCCGATCGCCCCGCTGCTAGCCCGAGCCATGCCCTGCTTGGCAGCCTCGACAACCCGCTTGGCAAACTCATTGGTGTCGTCTATCACGACCTCGAACCAATGTCCGTCAGCCCGCTTGCCGATGTAGGTTGCCTCCCCGATAACCTCGGGGAACATGACCTTGGTGTTGGCGGGATCTTCGCCATGGTTGTAGAAAACTGGCCTTCGATCTCCTGGCTTCAGTGCTAACTCAGTCCGCTCCGAGAAGAACTCCCCATCGACATCCTTACCGCCCATCGGCCCCCCGAAGGGAACACCCAGGACCTCTAGAACTTGGGGCGTCTTGCCAGCTACAACTTTGCCAGTAACCCCAGGATGGATAACCGTCTTGTTCTCGCTGGCCCAAATGGCGGCGATTTGATCCTCGGCCGCATCTCTCGTAGGATGGCAACCCAATGCCTTACCAATAGGCTCCCCGTCCGAATCCTTGCGGTGGACACAATAGGGCTCGTCGTCCGGCCCCGTCTGGAAAACTCCGTATGGCATTCCTACCTCCACGTGTCCTCAAAGATGGTGTGGAAGATCCTCTTCAACCTACCCAGGTTCTGCACAGCCAATACCTTCGCCACTTTCCAGCCTCTTGCCCCGGCCCAGGCCACCTGGTGGAGACCCGATAACCATCCCGAGTAGCTGGCGGTATTCTCCAGAAGGATCGGGGACGTGTCGTGTACCATCCACTTATGAAGCATGTCCTCTGAGGTTCGGTGGGCGGAAGTTCCAGTTACCATACCAACCCCTCGATCGTAATAAGGCGTTGGGGGCTGGTTTGCTTCGGTCTCGGGCGGATAAGGCGTAACCTCGCTCTCAACATCCTTGGCGTACATGAGGACGGCCTTATGAGCCAGATCGGCATCGGCCATTTTCGTAAACTTCCGCATCAGACGATCCAGGCCCTCAACTCGCGAGACGGTCACGCTTCAGCCTCTCGTCAACGAACTGCTCAATGTGCTCCCAAGTTACTGTCTTCCGAGGATCGACCCACCGAACCGTAGAGGCGCATCGACACCCTATGTGCAGCGGGGGCATATCCTCCGCCTCGACTACCTGCCCATCCAAGGGCCGACATATCTCCTCACAAGCATCCTCAGCGGCATGGAAGATCGTCTCGACCTCAAATCCCTCGGCCTCCAGGTACTCTCGGGCCGCATCCTGTCCCAGGGACTGGGCTCGGGTCGTTTCCGTAACGCCTATCCGGGCCGCCCGATCCTGAGGGAAGATCCCGCTGATTGCCTCCTCAAGGCCCTGCCGATTCAACTCCCCCCTATGCCAAAGGTTCATAACCTCCGCCAGCCGATCGGCACTCGTTCGGTTGATCCCCTGTACGAGATCGAATGCGTATAGTCGCACCCGATCCATGAGACCTGCGGGCGGGCTGACTATCCCCGTAGTTGGGCCGGACGAGACTATGCCCGTAATGGGGATGGATGAAAGATAAGAGGCCAGCCCGCCCGCGGCCAGGAGGGAAATCAACCAAGGGAACTCGTGATCCTCTTGATCCCAAAACCCCTGTTGAAGCACCTCATTGGGGTTTCGATCTAGGGCGTCGAGAATGCGCTGCTCTTGGGCTGTAAAGGTTCTACCAAACTTACGAATGAGTTTGGCCTCTAAAGCGTCCCGCTCAATTACGGAGAGCTTATCCATTTATAGCTAATCCCGTCTCGAATGTGGCCGCAATTCATAAATAACCCTGCCATGTCCTGACCTTCGTAAATACCTTGTTTACCTGATCCGAAGTCTTACAGGCCTCCAAGGAACCGAGGATTGAGTCCACCATAGGAGCGGGCAGAATCTCGGATTTGAATGCTATAGCCGGCGACTTGCCATCCTTCAAGCGCTTGATGGCCTTCCGGTTCCATTTGGCTAACTCATCCGCAGCAGTGCTATCTGGCATCCCAGGCATAGTCGGCTGGACGGGCTCAGGGGCCGCAACAGCCTCCGGCACATCAGCAGCGTCGTATCCCATCTCCAGACTGGCCACTTCGGGCCTGATGATTTTGGTCGTCACTAACAGCGCCACCCGCTCTGCCTTCAGACTCTGGTCCTCTTGGAGCACCATTAGCTGGTCCCACTCCCAAACGAAGGTTTCGGCGCCCATGTCAGGGGCCAACTCGGCATTTATCACAGAGGCAATATATTCGCCATCAGGGACGATGGTCTCGGTATACAACCCCTTGCGCTGCTCGCCCGCCGTAGCATAGTTCGCCGCTTCCCATGCCCCCACGAGCACGGGAGGTACACCCAGAGATGCACAGATGGACTTGCGGGCCTCTTCTCGTACATCCTTCAATGCCAGCTTGTCAGGAGCGTAACCCATCTCCTTGGGCTCGGCTCCACCTCCAACGAATGCCGTCCCGCCAATGCTCTTGTTCTTGCCGTACATTTGCTTCCAGACGGCGGATAGGCGGTTTAGCTCATTTTGGTCCTGCGTGGGGGCCGACATAATAAACTGCGGCATGGCCCGGTTCTCAAAAAATGATTGCATGTGGTCGTCGGCGGCCGCCTCGACTTGCATAGCCTTCCTACAAACTTCAAGGGGCGACAGGCCGATCAACTGGCTGTCGGGATTGTAACGATGGAAGTAAACAACATCTTGCCGAGCAAGGTCCCTCGGCACGCCCTGCGATCTGTAAATGAACCTCTCGATGCCCTCTGACCCAATCTTGGCCTCGACTGCCTTGGGGGATAGGCGCTGAATAAACACCGGCGCATTCTTCCCCTTACGAACCTTCAACCAATAGGCATTGCCATAAATACAAAGGTCCGCCTCGGTGTAACCAATCAACTCAAGCCAGTTGCACTCAGGATTGACCTCTTTCAGCAGAGTGCCTAGGGCGCTGTCTTCCATAACAGTTTCACCATCCGCCCCCACAATCTGATAGGGGGCCTGGGCGAGCGCTTGACTCCTAATCTCAACACACCGATATGCCCAGGCACTCTTGCGATAGAACACATCGATGGCATCACTGCGCCCCTCAGCGAAGTCGATCCACCACCGGGCAGGGCGGACTGTCTTCCTGGCCTCGGGGTCCCATATCTGCGTCCCCTCAGCAAAGGCGATCGCCATATCGTGCTGGGCGTCAATGTCATCTTCCTCCAGCGCCCGTACAACATAATCCGCCACAACCGGCTTGAAGATGGCCTTTCGCTCACCTGCCCGATTCTCCCAATGATCGAAATACTGCCTCTTCTCAATTCGCCGATCCTCGTCGGTCTTGGCCGACATCCGCTGATACTTAGGGGCTGCTTTCTTCGCTGCCATCAGTCATCATCCTCGCCAGCCCCGGCCCACGACATCGGTATCCCGCCCGTGTTCTCGGCCCGCTCCAACATGATTGCCCGAGCCATCGGGATATCGTCATGCAGCCCAGCCGGAGCCCCATAAGTCGTGTTGCCCTGAGCGCTAACCTTCATCTCGTAACTCTCCATCTCCCCGTTAGCGATTGGCCTGTCCAACCACTTCCAAGTCCCCCGCTCCAGGGCCAGTTGCAGCCGCCGGATAATCCGCCCCTTGCTCTCATGCGTCGTAGTGAACGCCTCAACGCTGACCCCATCCTCCCGTAACTGTTCGATGTTGGGACCACCAATAGAATTGGCTTCGGCCAATAGAGAAGGATGCCAACGCTCAATATGCGCCTTGATACGGTCACGCTGAACAGGGTAGCCAATCTGGGTAAACCGGTCCAAGACAAGCTCCTTATTGCAATCCGCACATCCAATTGACAAGACTGTGGCGTCATCTCTGCGTCCCCAATCCATCCCAGCTACCAGCCGATGTCCCTGGTGGGATCGGATGTCGGCATCGGTTGGAGAGTAGAGACTGGCGGAGAGGTTACGGAAGACCTGGCCCTCTCCCTCCAGGAACTCACCCAGGATCTCCTGACGATAGGCATCATCTGACATATCCCCGACAAGCTCTGCCAATGCCTCTTTAGAAATGTAGGGGTTGTCAAAAGTCGTTCCATGCCAGGCCGCCCAACGCCCCGTCTCATCCGCCTGGGCCTTCAAAAACAGCCGATAGGCGTGATTCTTGCGGCTGGGGCTCGTAATGAATACCCCATCCCCATCGTTGTCTAGGAGCATGGGCTGACCCACGACATCCCAAACATCCGGGTCCATGTAGGCATACTCGTCCAGTATCAGGATGTCGCAGTAGTCGCTCCGTAAAGTATCTGCGTCAAACCCCGTCTTGGCCCGAATGCTGCCAAACCCCGGCATCTCCAGCAGCCGCAAGGTTTCGTTCTTGTAAAGGAGCCCCTTGCCAATCTCGGGACCGAAGTGCCCCTTGACCAGCCCCCAGAACGCCTCTGTCTGGGTTTCCTTGGGGGCCGCATAAAGTACCCGCTTGCCCTCTACCATCCCCCTGGCCCCAATCATGCTGACTAGAGTCGTCTTCCCAAACCGCCTACCGCAGACAACAACTTTACGCTTGGCCGGAGACCGAATGATCTCGTACTGCTTCGGGTGTGGCGTCAGGCGTAGCGTCCGAGTTACTTTGTCCATCCGGCTCCACTAACTCCATCTTCAACTCATAGGTAACTTTCTGATTTGAATTCAGGGTTAGCTCAGGCCCCCAGTCTTGCCTAAACCTGCGCTCCAGTAACTTGACTGCCCCGCCCGGCTTCTCCCTCTCCGCCAACAGAATCCACTTGCGCTCGGCCTGAGCCATCGCCGCCTCAACGGTGTCAGAAAACTCGGGCTTGGTCTTGAGCCAGTCGTAGTAAGTCTCCCTGGTTATCTTGGCGGCAGCGCATGAGGCACGAACCGTACAACCCTGCGTCAACCACTCCAACAGGGTCTCTACTCGCTCATCATCCAACTTGGTTGGCCTGCCTGGTCTACGCCAGGACCTGGCTCTCACTCTCGCCACTTAGAACCTCGGGAGGGGCCTGCTCCGCATAGAACAACTTGCCCGTTTCAACATACCGGGCATGAGCAGGCGGCATTCGAAGCTGTCGGAATGGATACTTGACAGCCCCGGATCTCTTCTTGGGAATGTAGTTGTGGAACAAACGCATGGTCACTTGGTGAACGCATCCTCCCAAGCCCATCCCAAAATCACCAAGGCAAAAACGGGCTGGATCGCGGCGATGATGAACTTGAGGTCAGCAGCAGCAGCGCCAGCATACTTGCCGACAAAGTAGATTGACAAGCTGCAAACCATGTCAAACACGGCAGTCCAGAACTTGGCACTCTTGAACATGCGAACAAACATCACCTGCCTCCTGGTTTGAATATCCTTGTGGGGAAGTTCTGAGAACTGCTCTTATCGTAACTTACAACGACCACCCCCCTTGTATACAAATTGGGGGTGTATCGTGCATAAACAATGGTCAATTAGCTTACAAAGGGGCCGGGGCTCCAACTTGTCCCGCATCGCAAGGCGCAAAGCGCCCGCAGCGTAGACTCCGACTCTGGTTGCCCAGCGGAGCAGTCGGGCGCATTCTTGGGCCACTAGTGATGGGCACCGTACGTGGCTAGCAGCAACCTACGTTCTCCTGGCCCTCCAGGCCCGGCCCCACTCACCGTCTATATACTAATACGCCCTAGGCTAGCCTAAGAAATCCCCCTCACTCTCGTCAAAAGAAACGAAATCGAAGGTACTCTCGATATTGGGCCGATCCCGCCCCAAGTCTCTCCTACGATTCTGCTCTGCCTGCTTCAAGAACCTGGCCCAGCTAGGCCAGCTACGAAGACTCTGGCCTAGGCCGTGCGCCTTACGACAGCCGAGACATGCCCACGACCGGCAACTGACGATCCTCCCGCAGATCGAGCAGCACTCACTAACCACTATATCCCTGACATCTAGACTTTCAGAAACGCCTGTCAAGGGGAGAAATCCATCCGTATCACTCATCGCCTCACCCCTAACGCCTGGAAGGACAACCCACGATTGATTACCGCAACATCGACTGGTATCCACCCACTATGAATCAGGAGGCTCGGGAATAGCTTGGGGTCCCAAACTGTCATGTGGAAAGGAGCCCAGGCCCCCTCCGCTATTGGGGCCGGTACTTCGAATAGGATGGCCCCCTTGGACTCGACCCTTTGGCCCATCTCCTCCATGAACTCGACCGGGTTCGTCAGATGCTCTATGACATGGGTCAAGATAACGAGATCGAACTTGCCGGGGGCGGCCTCCAAGGTGCCATACACCCGAATATCCCGCCCTTGAGCAATCTTCTTGTCTAGATCGTTGAGTTCGACCCCCACAACCTCACACCTGTACTCGGCCCGTAACTCATCCAGTATGACCCCACTGGCGCACCCATAGTCCAGCGCCCGGCGCACCTTCTGGACACCATGCCCCTTGAGGTAGTCGATGCTTCGCTCTGCCCGCTGAAGTTGAATAACCCGATCGTGCAGCGTTGGATAGGCAGGATCTCGATAATCCTGGGCATAGTAGCCCTGGATGAACTCGGGGCTGGGAACTCGGGGCCGATAGATAAGCCCGCACGCCTGGCAGAGAACCCAGTTTGGCGGCTCCTCCCGAGCAACGGCCGCCGATACAGGAGCCTTGCAAAGAGGGCACCTCTCGACGGGGAGAGTCGATGCGGCCGCTATCAGCTCCCCACGCTCAATTACATCCACCTCACCAGTCCTCAAGACGACCAGTTTCGAAGATCGTGCATTCGGTAGGATTCGACAGATTCACAATTCTCTTTTTGGCCTTGTCAAATTCCGCCTTAGCAATTGCTAGTATCCCATCCGTATTGCGCCTCCAGGCCGCCGGGGTGTAAGGACCAGGCGCTACCTCAAACAGCGAAGCATAACCCTCGTCATCCTTGTAGAAGTGCTTCTGCTTGTCCTCGGGAGGTGGATACTTGTGATCCATCCCAACAATCAGGATTGGATCGAAGCCGAGCCAAAGGGCCATCTGAAGGATCGGATAGACCATCGTGTAGCCAATCCCGACACTGAAGTACGGCGTCTTGCTCCAAGTCTTGAGCCGATCTCCCGATACCCCATAGGCCTTGCCTCCCATCCATGTATAGCATTTGTTTGTGAAGGCGAACTCGTGGATCATCAGCCTGTTGATCCATGCCGCCTCACAGCGATCATCCAAAATGACTGGAAGGATCGTCGCCCGCTTCTCCGGAGTGTCAAGTTGGTTAGCTCCCATACCAAAGTAGAAGGTCGGGCAAAACGCCGGGTAAAGCATCGTTATTCGATTGCACCCCAGCGTCGGATACTTCTGAAGAAACTCCAGCGGAACATTTGCTAGGCCCGGCCCATTACAAATCAAGGTAGCAGTCTGGCCCTGGTAACTGCCCTTGAGAGCGGCGTTAGATTTCAGCATCGGCTTCTCCATAAACATCTGCCTCGACGATGGTGATTTGATTGTCCTGGGTGGCGTTCGCTAGCTCCTCAAGCTCCTTGCGAGCATCGGCCTCGAACCCCGCCAAACTTACGGCCCGCCTAGTGCCCGTTGCGTCCACATAACCAAGCTCGGAAATCGCGGCGTGCATCCGAACCTCGTTGTGGTTGCGCCGGGCTTGCTGAAGTGCCCCGAAGATCGAGTTGATTTCCGAAATCTTGGCAAACTCATCACCAACAAGTTTGCCCATCTCACCCTGCATCTTCGCCATGCCATCCTTTGACAGGCCCTGCGTTACCTTGGCCCGATTTTGGAGTTCTACCTTCCGTCCCCGAATCAGATTCAACTCGCCCTGCGCCTTATCAAACGCCTTTGCCAGAGCGTTGACCTGAATCTCCATATGCATAGAAGTCAGCCCCGGAACCTTCTCGAACCCATACAACTGCTCACGATCCCCAAGCATCGTGCAGCCCGGCGGTAGATAGAACTCGACGCCCTTCCCAATACAAATCCCAGCCCAGAAGTTGGCATTTGGTTTTTGGTCCTGATATTCCGTTTTGCTGCTCATTTCCCATCCGTAGCCCTCGATCCGCTTGGCCCCGAGATGAAGAGCCAAGGCAACCATGACGCCAAAGCTGTTGGTGAAGTAGCGGACGTTGGCAGCATTGACACCAAAGGACCCAACGATTTCATCCAGCGGGTAGGCGACCGCCCCAGGGATATCGACCTCCTGGTTGACGGTGTAGATGGGAAACGGGTAATCCATCTCGAAGCGCCGATGAACAGCCGGGTCGTATTCCCCCGTGCCCGCACACTCCGTGCAAACCTTGTCCCCCGCCTTACCGTTCCCGTGACAGACGAAGCAATCGCCCTTGACAGCCTTCATCCACAAAGGATGATTTGGATGATTGAAGTTGCCTTCCCGAAGAAAATCCCAGCGGGGGTGGATCTGGAACCATCGGTCCCAACGCCGTAGATAGGGCTTCTTCTCCTCGTCCTTCTTGACACCCTTCGTGTGTCGAGGATGGTAACTCTCGTTCAACGACCAGATTTCCACACCAGGAATATCATACGGCGCGAGATGACGACTCGATTCGGCCATCCCGACCAGCACGATGGTCTCACTACGAAGTTTCCAAGGATCAAGTGGCATTTTCGCCTCCCACTTCTTTAGCCTGCCGGCACACCCAACACTTTGACCATAAAGGATTCGGGCTTCGTCCAACCACGAGTTCATACGGCATAAGCCTTAGCTGCCAATCGTGATGACAGGTCTTGCAACGAACCGCCACCTTGATTTGTTGCACCTCTAACCCGTTCGCTTCCAAAAACTCAATTACGCTGTTCATAGGTCCAATCCTTCCGCATAGGTCCAATCCTCGGGCGTATCCAGGTCGATCGCATACTTGCGCGGGATCGTGTAGGGTAGGACTTTCTTCCCAGACATCGATCCCCCCGCCACCACATCCCCCCGCACGGCATCAACGCAACCTACGTGCCACAGAACCTCAGGCAGCATTTGCCTGGGCATGTTGTATGCCTCGGGAATGTCAGGCAGATGAAGTAGGGGCTTGATGTATTCCCCATCCCGAAGCCAGAACTTGGCTGGGGGATGGGGGCTTTCAACAACCGTCCGAATGCTGTCAGCCCCGCCTAACACGCCCAAATCGAACAACATCTCGTCTACCAGATTCCAAGGCCGGATCGGGCAGGTCGGGCGGAGATGCACAAGATAGGCCGGGACCCTGCCCAGATACTCCAACGCGTGCTGAAAGACCCCCAGGTCTGGAGAAAGGTCTTGAGCCAACTCCATCGGGCGATAGATGACCTGCGCACCATAACTCCTAGAGATTGATGCGATCTCGTCGTCCTCCGTCGAAACATAGACGCAATCAATTCCGATACACCGATTGGCGTACTCAATGGACCAAACTAACAAAGGCTTCCCCCGGAACAACTTGATGTTCTTACGAGGTATTCCCTTCGAGCCGCCACGGGCCGGGATCAGAGCCACCACTTTATCCATTAGATGCTCCGCCGGGTGAACTTACTGAAGGGCTTCAAGATTTCGTAAACCTCCAACAGCACCACCACATCAATGACGTTGTGCTCCAAAACGAGTTTCAGTGCCTTCGGACAACCGTACTTGGCTCGATTCCAGATTTCAATATCAAAGTATGTCTTCTTGTTCTCACATCCCAAAAACGTCGTTACTCGATCCAAACTCTTCCGGGTCAGTTCCAGGTTCTGGCGGGCGGCATAGAACAGATCGATCCCGATAAGGTCGCCGTAGACAGGAAACGAATGCCTCCAGCGCAACGCTCGGCTTCTGATGAAAGGAAGGTCATACTGGCTACCGTAAAAGGTGACCAGGACATCAAAACCCCGCATGGCGTCGATAAGACTTTTGATGATCCGCCTATCAAAGGTCCAGTCCAGTATCTCTTTGCGAGTGATGACATCACTCTTTACCTTCGCCGCCTGATCGCAAATCGCCCAGGACAACATAATCCCGGCGTCGGCTTTCAGGGCGGATGCTTCAATATCCAAAAATCCTACCTTCTCGGCGTCTGTCCACTTCGGTTGTCTCCGATGCAACACGTAGACCCTATTCCTAAGCGCATCCTGGTTGCGGCCAGTCATAAGTTCTACAATCTCAGAATAGGGGATCTTCTTATTTCTTAGCTTCAAAAGCAGCCTATCTTCGGTGCTAGTCCATCGCTGGATATGACTCGACTTCATCATTCTTCCCTTTCCAGTTGCTTCTGTATAAGTTGAATCATGAACTCCAAGCGATCGACGAGTCGTTTTGTGGTAGCCTTGAAATCGGCAACTATTGGCCGGACTTTATCCTTCCGCCAGGGAAGTTCCGGAACCGGGTGAACATACTTATGACCGTCTTCTTTCTTCATGCTAAGCCTCCTCGCCGTGCAGGGCGGCCCACGCCTTACGCCTACGTACCCATTCTTCCATCTTGGACATGGACGCGCCCTCAAAACAATCCGCATTGTCGATAAGCCATGCGGCCTCGGCAATGTCGGCCTCCCAGGCGTCGGCGGCTTCGGCCAGCGGATCCCGTACTCCCGGAGGAATGTTCGCCATTTCCGATATGATTTCGGCCACCAGACGCAGCTTCCTTGGCGTAATCATGCCGCCTCCCACAGGTAGGCGAAGGATGTGTCCGAGGATTCCAAATTCGTCGTCATTACCCATTCCGATCGCTGGCTTTCGGTCATTTCGCCAAGCCACTCACTCCAGGCATCGGCATAGAACCACAGGCCGTCTGTCGAACGCCTAATCATTGCAGAGTCGCACATAGCCACCTTCCAACCACCGCAGGGCCTTCGCTTCCGTTTGAAGGTACCCTACGATGGTCCATGAGACAACGCTTAGTTCGTCATCGTC